CGGTGATCCGCGACAGCATTGAGCCTTGGATGGGCTCCCAGGCGAGAACGGAACGCCGGCGATAGATCGGACCTTCCATGAAGGCGGTGGGGTATGTGGAGAAATCCTCAATGAATTCCGACAGGGCTTCATACCATTTGCCCTCGACGAGTTCGTCGTCTACGCTGTCCTCTATGGCGTCGGCGTCCTTTTTGGCCTGCGCTCTTACCTGCTTCAGCAGCTCGTCCTTGAACTGCTCAGCTGCCTGCCGGAAGTCGTCCTCGGTGATCATGTCGGCCGTGACCTGTGTCGGGTCCATTCCGGCCTGGACGGCGACGCGGGCCATGTAGTCCTGGACGAAGGCCTGCTGCGCCTTCTGGACCAGCTGCGGGGGGATGTCGGGAATCGGGGTAGGCTCGATGCTGTAGGGCTTCTCTCCCGCCGGCAGCATGATGTCCTTGAGCCAGCTTTCCAGGGCCCGGCACTTGACGTCGGTGAGCATCATGTAGATGTTCGTGCCGTTGCTCTGCTTGATGAGTTGCTGGACGTCGGCCTCGTAGATGCCCTCGCGCTGTCTCAGGCACATGAGGCCGCGCTGCATGACCGTGGACTTGGCGTTGACGGCGGAAGTGAAGGCGCTCCGGATGTGGGAAGCCAGGGCGGAGATGACGGGCCGGTTCTGGCGTGCTTCGAAAGCCCGCTGGGCCTCGGTCTCCTTCTGCTTCTCGATGTCCTCGTTGGTGAGGCGTCGGATCAGCGGACGCTCGGAATAGGTTTTCCCGGTCGCCACGATGGGTTGCGCCTGCTCGGTTCCTCGAGGTATGAGGCCTTGGGTTGGCATCAGTTGTCCCTCACCATGCGAAGCTCACCTTCTTTGCCGGCTTCACCGCGAACGGGAGCGCCTGCGCCTGGATCGTTGCGAAGGTAAGGCACAGGGCGTCGGCCTTGTTCGGGCTGCGCTTCAGGAGCTCCTTGAACGTGTCCTTGTCCATGATCTTGATTTTCTTGCCCTTGATCTCGTAGGTCGCCGTGTGCAGCTCTTCGAGGAGTTCGTCGTCCGGCGGCAGCATCGAACCGGTGTCGGTCCTGAGCCATTCCCGGCATTTCCACCAGAGCTGATCCCTGACGATGCCGAATTCCCCGAGCTCCCGCTCTTCCGGAAGCTCCGTGGGGCTCTCCTGGACTTTGATACCGTGGGCGTTGCACCGCAGGCGCCTCATGTGGGGAGCCACGCCGGCCCCGACCCCGTTGGCATCGACGGCCACGGCCCGCAGGTTGCGGCTGTGGTAGAGCAGGCTGCCCTTGTCGCCGGTCTCAATGACGTCCACGCCGCCCCAGCCTGTTTCGGTCGACGGCCTCTCGACGTACCCGCCATAGCGGAAAACGGCCTGGGAGAGGTCGTCGCCGAATTCCCCGATGTCGAAGCCCATGATTCCGGAGACGTCCTTCGGCGGGATCTCGCCGAATTTCGAGACGTAGAGGTCCCAGCGGGCCCGGGCGGCCGCGGTCCACTCGCGGGAAATGAGCTGGTTCGTGCCCTGCGCCGGGTACTGGCCGAGGACCATGTAGGAAAATGCGGGGTTGGTGATCTTGTACCAGCCGGGCTCGAGGGGCGCCAGGGACCTGCCCCGTTGGTCCCTTGCCGTAGCCCCTGCGAGGAAGGAGGGAAGCTCGAAGCACTCGGAGGTTTCCCGAGGCTCTTTGTCATTGAGGCGCCGGCACCACTGGTTGATGCGGCGGACGGTGGTCTCGCGGTCGACGGCGCCGCCTGGAATCACGAGCCGGCCCTCGATGACGTTGGGGTGATGGAAGGCGCTCAGGGAAACGACGTGCGCCAGGCCGTCGCGCTCCATGCGGTAGACCGGGCCCGCCTCGGCCCGTGGGTTGAACATGACCAGCAGGCGGAAGTGGCCGCCGGACATACACGATTCGATGCCCTTGTAAACCTCGTCGGGGATCGCGTCTCCTTCGTCGAGGATAAACAGCAGATGAGGGGCGTGCTTGCCGCTGAATTTGGCCTGTCTGATGGCCGTATCGCCTGACGTGGGGATGGTGACGCCCGTGAGGAACGATCGGGGCCCACGCTCAAGGTGGAGCACGTTCTGCTTGAATTCTGAGAAGACGTCGGGAAATTTGTTGACGAGGCTGCCGATTTCACCCCACAGCAGCCGGCGGAGGTTGTCCTCGGGGGGCGCCGCGGCGGTGTAGACCTGGGCGTCGGGGAAGCATTTGATGAACCAGGCGGCCACCCGGGCCGCTCCGTGGGTCTTTCCTGTCGCGTTGGCGCTCTTGGCGACCGTGACGGGGTTGTCCCTCACCGATTCCATCATCGCCTTGACGTCGTCGGTGTAGATCTCGCCGAAAGTGGATTCGCAAAAACCTACCGGGTCGCCCTGGTAGGCCTCAAAGCTCGCCGCGGTCGTCAGCGCATTCTCAATCACGCTTCTCGGAAATAAGGCGACCAAGTTCTGCGCGTACTGCCTCACCCACTCCGGCTGGCAGTCCATTGAGGATTGCACTCAGCGTTCCCTCGTCAAGCTGGATCTTCTTGGTTTCGACCGGGTACATATCCAGGAGCTTCTGAGCGTCCATCCTGGCCTTTTGCCTGACGCCCCAATTAACCATGTCGATTGCAACCAGCGTCTTCTCGCCCGAGGCGCCGAGGATCCGCACGGAACCCTTAGCCGCCAACCTCTTGATACTCTTTAGCGTTTCATTGGTCGTTCCGCCGGCCGCAGCCATCAGGATGATCTCGCTCAGATCCTTGTAAATCCCATCGAAGGCGATAATCTTTGTCTCTTTGGCTTTGAGCTCCTGCTTCAGGTCGCCGGCCAGAGAATCCATGTCGATGCGCTGCTTTGCAAGGGCATCCGCAACGGAACGAGGGCGGCTTGCCTCAATCTCCTTTCCGACTGCCTTAGCATCTTCTGCGCTCGGTCTTGACGTCATGGGGAGTGCCCGGAATCATGTAGCAACGGCTCAGATTTTGTATTTGCTGGGAACCCGCTGATGATCCGGGCGCTTGGCAGGATTGTGGAAGGTGTTTTGAAAAAGTGCAATTTTCAACTTATTTCAAAACCTTTCAACTTCTTTCACGGCAGGCGCTTTCTGCCCCTGCAGGATGATCCAGGCTGATATTTCGGCCCTCGAGCCCCTGACCTTGCCGTTGTAGAGCCTGATGATCGGCAGGCCACCGTCTCGTTCGTACCGCCAGGCCGTGACCACCGAGACGCGGAGGAAGCCTGCTATCTCATCCCATCCCACGAGCATATCGTCCGTCATGTTCCCCCCCCTATCTCCTCTTGCGGTGGTCCGGCATGTTGATCTTGATGTTCTGCATACCTGAAAGCCTCGAGGCGATCCTGGCGTCGAGTTTTTCCTCGATTTCTTTAAGGCTGAGGTTCGTTGTGATAATGGTTCGTTTGGCATCCCCGATCTTGCGGTCGATGAATACGCGCTCCTGGTTCTTGTCCTTCTTGTCGTCCATTGGCCTTACCTCCTCGAGTTAGTTTGTCCAGGGTCCAGAGCTCGCATGGGGCCTCCTATTCCGTGCAGAGAAGCAGGATCAGGGCTGCAAAGAGCGTTAACCAGGGGTCGTACTGTCCCGCGTCGATAGCGGTGAAGAGTTCAGTCATTTTATCAGCCTCACCTTCTCCCGCTCGAAACCGATGAGCCCTATCTGCGGCTTGACATCGTAGCCCATGGCCTCGTTCTTGATCTCGTGCTCCCCGGGCAGGTACTCAGGGTGTTTGCCTCTCGGATTCTCAGCCAACACACGGTACAGCCTTTCAAATTCTTTCTGCCGCCACTTCTCCTCGTCTGCCTCCATGAGAGCGAACCGTGGCCAGCCACCCATGGCCTGAATCACGGAATGAATGGCTGGATCTGCGAACCTCACGCTCTGGTAGTTTCCAAACCTCTTGACGGCAGCCAGAGCCTCGAGCCATGCGCTGATCGACCGCTCTTCCGTGTCACCCCGGAGCATGTTGACCATCTCCGCCGGCTTCGGGAAGAATTTCAGTTCCACGACAATGCGCTTGAACATCGACAGGCAATCCGAATCGTCGAACGGCTCCAGGATGCGCCAGTAGACCTCAAGCAGCGAATCGGATAACTGCTTGTCGAATACTTCACTGAGGGTCGCCATGTTCACCAGGAAGAGTTCGTGATCCTTCATGTTTTGCTAACCACCTTTTCCCTGCTTCGAGTGTTTGACGGGTTTTCTCGGATACGCCGATTGCCGTTCCGGTTTCCTTCATGGCCTCTTTCATGGGCCAGCCTATAAGTGTGTGATAATGCGACTTATATTTATAGCCCTTCGATTGAATGGCGTTATTGAGGATCTCAATGGCTTTTGCTGTTAGTGGCTCACCATATTTACCGATCAACTTCCCGTGCTCATCGTCTGTCAGATTTACACTTTCCAAGTAGACCCTCTTTTCTGGTTTCGCCCCATTTCCATTCGATGAGTCCTCATGCTCACACACCACATTCCCTTCCCTTCCCTTTACCTTCCCTTTACCTTCCCTTACTGCGGTGAGTGCTCCATGATTGCTCACTGAGTCGTCACTGAATAGTGTGCGATTGCTCTCTGAGATGTCATGCGGGGCTTCTGGATTCCTCATTGCGGATGGACGGTTGATGTTCTGATGGTCTTTGAAGGTGCGGATATAAAAGAACTTTTCGCCATTGTGGTCAAATGGGATGATTGCCCGGATGCGAACTAGGCACTCAAGCCACTCGTTAAAAACAGCCTGCTTGATGTCATCGTATGGAAAGATTTTATTTCTGAGCCATGACGGGTGTCCCTTGACGACAGAATAGTCGTCGGAGAAATTCCACATGCCGATGAATAACAGGCGGGCGTCCCTGGGGATCGTGGCCAGTTTCTCGTCGTCCCAAAATTCCGGCTTGATGGTCCTGATTCGTGCCATAATATTTCAGCCTTCGGTGGCTTCGGATAGTTTGTGGCGGCAGGGCCGGTCCGAGTTCCGGCCCGTTCGGTTATAAGCCTAGCCGCGTTTCGTTATTCCCCACATCTCGTCGAAGGCGTGCCCCTTGTTGCCGTCCTCTACCTCCACGTCCGATCGGTCCAGTGGGCCGCCGGGGTGGTCAAGGTGGGCGATCTTGCCACTTTCATACAGGTCAAATTTCTCAAAATCGCAGTTCAGCGGCTTGTTGCTTCGGGTAAAGACACATTGAATGTCCGAGGCGGCGAGAATCCGCGAGGCATCCATTTTTACTGCCTGATACCCATGGCGGATGAGCGTCCCGTATTCGGATCTCGTGAACCATCGGCGCAACTGCTCTACCGTCCGGCAGGCGGACCCCACGCTTTCCCATGTATAGGCCCTTGTGTGTATGGGGCCGAATTCGACGTACCACGGCGGCAGGTTGTCCAGATCATCCCGGTCCTCGACCCACTTGTGCGAAAATCCCGGCTTCCACGGTCCACGGCCGTCTTTGTCCTGGATACGATAGACGTTCATTCCCCCGCCTCCCCCTGGACGATCCGGTTCATCATCCCTACCATCTGAGCGTTATCTCCACCCTGGGGCTGTCGTTGTCCTTGAGCATCCGTGAGCCGTCCCAGCTCATAATCAGGTTGTCGTCTGTCCATAAAAGCCCCTCGAAAGCGTCTCCGATTGATTCCAGTGAGCCGGACAGGTCGGCGCGCCTGCCCTTGTAGTGGATTGCCGCCTCGACGTGGCAGGGGTCCGAAATGGGGAACGCCTGCGGGTCGATGTGATTGCGCGCCTGCACCCTGACGTTCGCTTCCCACTCCATGTAGGCCTCGCTCGGTAGCACGACCGGGCATTTGCCGCGTCAGTAGACGCGCTTGCTGTTCTTCTTGGATCTCAAATTTCCGAAGACCGTCAGGCGGATCTCGTTCACCGCACCCTCCTGATCCTTCCCATCTTTTCGCTTTCCTCGTCCGCCTGCCCTGCGATGGCGCAGAGGGCCCAGACCCAGAAGCAGGCCACGATGTAGGCCATGCAGCAGCTCCAGGGGTGGGAGAGGATGAAGTCAATCATGGTTCACCTCGCACTTCCTGCACTTTGCCAGCGCCAGCCATTCGTCGGATAGAATGGGCATGGTGCCGAGCTTGGTTGTTTT